GCCGCCGCTCGCCATCAGCACGACCCCGACCGGTCATGGCCACCTCGAGCCTCCCACCCCGGCCTCGAGACCACCCCGGGCCCCCGCTGACGAGCCGGTCAGCGCCCCACCGAGGTCACGGGCCCGGATCGCTGCCGAAACCGGCCGTCACCAGCAGAAACGGCATCCGCCGGCGACCCCCCGGGACCGGGGTCCATAAACCAGCGGGCGGGGGGAGGGGGGAAAGGCACCACAGAAAGTCGCCGACATTCCGACACAGCTGGGCAGTCGGGTCGGCGCCGGCTCTTCCCGGTCGGTTTCTGTCTGTTTCTCCCGGACCGTCGCCGTAGCCGGCGCCGGACCGGAGACTGCCCCCGGGAACGGACCCGTAACCCCCCTCCCGTGGTCCCCGACCGTTCTTTAGAGAGCCGTCGTCGCTCGATGCCTGTACTCGCAACCCTTTACAGACCCGTTGGGGTGAAAGTTCCTCCCGGTCAGCCTGCCAGTGGCCCGGGGTTCGGAATCCGAAGAGTCGAGTTGTACCCGGGGGCTGGCATCACTGTCTCGCCCGGGCTGGTCTACTAGACACCCGAGCATAGTCCACTCGACTCGGGTAGGAATGTGGATGCCGAAGCCCCGACTGAAGAAGTACGAGACGTGGTCCAAGGATCGCCGCTACAAGGCGGCGATCAGCAAGGTCCTGAACGACGGCTGGACCCAGTCCGACGCCGCCACCGAGTACGGGATCTCCCGCCAGCACCTGTCAGGCCGCCTCAAGCAGGCCCGGGAACAACGAGCCGAACGAGTCGAACAAGCCAAGGCGCAAGCAGCTGTCGGGCCGCTCGGCATCAACGAGAAGCGCCGCATCGGCACGTTCGTCGAGTTCGTCGACCGGTACCTGTCCGGGTGGATGTGCCCGGACTGCGGCGTGCATCACGACGTCCCGGGGTTTCATCACGAGATCGCTGACGCCGTGACCGGCGATTACCGCCGGGTGTTGATCAACATGCCGCCGTACCACAGCAAGTCGACGTTGGTGACGGTGTGGCACACGGTGTACGACATCTGCCGGGACCCGAATCTGCGGACCCTGTTGGTGTCGAAGTCTCTGCCGTTCGCTCGGACGTTCATGCACAGCATCTCGGAGATGTTGACGAACCCGGAGCTGTACAGGGATGGTCCGAACCCGATTCTGGACTGGGGGCCGTTCAAGTCGGATGGCCAGTCGACGTGGTCGTCGGAGCAGATTTACGTTGCCGGCCGGACGACGGCGGAGAAGGATCCGACGGTGGCGGCCCTTGGTGTCGGCCAGCAGATTTACGGCCGCCGTGCCGACGTGCTGAAGTTCGATGACGTCGCCACGTTGGATAACCAGCGGAACCCGGATCGGGTGGCGGGGATGCTGGAGTGGTTCGACAAGGAGGCCCTGTCGAGGATCGGCAAGTCGGGGCGGGCCATCTGGATCGGCACCCGGGTGAATCCGGGCGACGTGTATTCGCAGCTGGCCTCGAGGGCCGGCTACAAGGTTCTGCGGTACCCGTGCATCATGGATGACGAGACGGAGGCCACCCTGTGGCCGGAGCACTTCCCGTACGACCAAGCCCTCGTGCACCGCTCGGAGATGCGGCCCGCTGACTTCCAGCTCATCTACCAGCAGGTCGACATTCCGGGCGTGGGGGCCAGCTTCACGCAGGACATGATCGACATGTGCAAGGACACGTCCCGTGTCCGAGGGCATTACGACTCGACGTGGCGGCTGTTCGCCGGCCTCGATCCGGCCGGCGGCAACAAGGGCTCCGGGTACACGGCGTTCACCCTGATCGGTGTGGACCCGATGACCGGCAAGCGGTACCTCGTGGATTCGTTGGCGGTGAAGTCGATGAAGGCCCCGCAGATGAAGGACCAGATCCTCGACTGGACGGACCGGTACCCGCTGTTCGAGTGGCGGGTCGAATCCAACGGCGTGCAGTCACAGATCGTCCAGTACGACATGGAGCTCGTCCAGCACCTCGCCAAGCGGGGCGTCCGGGTCGTGCCGCATCACACGCACGGCAACAAGTGGGACCCCCAGTTCGGCGTCGAGTCGTTGGCCCCACTGATGGAGACGGGGCTGGTGTCAATCCCGTGGGGGAACGCCCAGTCGACGCAAGCCTTCCAGCCCCTCGTCGAGGAGCTGATCGCTTTCCCGATGGGCGCCGTCTCGGACCGGGTGATGTCGATGTGGTTCGCCGACCTCGGCTGCCGGGAGCTGCTGAACCGGGCGCACCTCCCGATGTTCCATGAACGGATGAAGGTCCCGAACCGGGTGAAGCGCCGCCGCCGGGTCGTCGACTTCCAGAATCAGGAGGTCCGGGGGATCGCACTGCGGGACCAGCGCCCGGGCCACATGACTCGTGACCAGTGGGGGTACCGCCGCCAGACCGTTGGAACGGCGGAGCCTCACGGTTCTGTGGAGGAGTACGACGCTGCCGAGGGGCCGCAACCAACCAACATCGACCCGACAATCTGGCAGGAACGGTGACACCTGTCGGGTAGGGGGCTGAGGCCTCCATGTTCAAGACTTTCCGTAACCGTCGGGCGTTCGAGCAGGCGGCACTCGAAGCGGGCGACGACGAGATCGTCTGCGGAACCCTGATCGACGACAAGCCCGTCTACTTCACGATGCCGGCCGACGCCACCGAGGCGCAGGTCCGTGAGCGGGCGTTCGAGGTGAGAACCGGACGGCCTATGACGAAGATCGAACACACCCTCCTAGACATCGCCGTCACGGCCCGCACCTGATGTTGGAGCTGGATCGCCTGTCGGCGATGTACGCCCACTGGAGGTCCCGGCATTACGACCGGGACGTCCGCATGGAGACGATGGACCGGGTCGTCCGAGGCGACTTCGACATCTTCGACCCGGATGAGGAAGGCGTCGATTCGAGGTCCCCGAACCTGATTCAGGTCGCCCTCGAGGACACCGCCGAGTCGGCGTCCCTCGTGCCGACCGTCAGGGTCCAGCCGGAGAAGTCCACGAAGGCCTCCAAGGCGACCGCCCGCACGATGGAGCAGGTCGCCGTGTCCTACATGGACATCAACGCTATGGACATGCTGATCCCCCGGTCGGTGATGGACAAGGCCGCCTACGGCATGTCTGTGTGGACGATCACCCCTGACTTCGAGCAGCGGATCCCGCTGATCGAGCGCCGGGACCCCCGGCAGTGTTACCCGGAGCCCGGGTTCCGGCCCGGCGACGAGATTCGCCGCTGCATGTTCTCCCGGGAGGTCTTCTTCACGCAGCTTCCCGCCGAGTACCAGCAGGTCCTGCGGGATTCGATCGCCGAGAACAGCGACCTCGAGGACCCCGACGAGAACGCCAAGGTCGTTCTTGTAGAGTATTACGACACCGACGAGTACGTCCTTGCCGGCCTGTATCAGGCGTCCACGTCGGGCCTCGTCGGCTACCGGTCCGATTCGGACGTCCCGTACCCGGTTCTCCTCGAACGCATCGAGAACAAGATCGGGGTGTGCCCGGTCGTGGTCGGTTCCCGGGTCAGCCTCGACGGCGAGATCCGAGGCCAGTTCGATCAGGTAGTAGGCCTCTTGGAGGCCCACATTCGCCTGATGGGTCTCATCCTCGATTACGCCGATCAGGCCGTCTACTCGGACATCTTCGTGAAGGACCTCATCGGCGAGATGCCGTACGGCGGCGGTTCGTTCATCGAGCTGGGTCCGCAGGGTGCGATCGGCCGGGTCCCGCCGGCGGTCAGCTCCCTGAACGTGCAGGCCGACCTGATGTCCCTCATCGACGGCATCCACGTTGGTGGCCGTTGGCCGAAGTCTCGGCCCGGCGAGATCGACCAGTCGATCGCCTCGGCGAAGTTCCTCGAGGCGTCCGCCGGCATGATGAACACGGCGATCAGGACGTACCACCAGATCCTCCAGCGCCAGATGGAACGTGCCCTGCGGATCGCCCTCGAGATCGACAAGGCGTACTTCCCCGGCGAGAAGACCGCCGCCGGCATCCTCCGCAATCAGGAGTTCCTCACGGAGTACAACCCGAAGACGGACATCGACACGAAGCACCGTCTCCGAGTCGAGTACGGCCTCGGTCTCGGCCGTGACCCGGCTCAGTCCGCCGTGCTGCACATCCAGTACTCGCAGGCCGAGTTCGTGTCGAAGGAGTTTGTGCAGGAGAACATCGACGGCCTGACCGACGTGGGTCGGGAACGGTCCCGCCTCGACGCCGAGAAGTTCCGGGGCATGGCGCTCGCCAAGCTCCTACAGGGCCTCGAGGCCGGGATGATCCCCAACAAGGCGCTGGTCGAGATCGCTCGGGCCCGGGAGAAGGGCGACGACCTGTTCGACCTGTTCGAGAAGTACATCGTCGACCCGGAAGAGGAACGCCAGAACGCTCTCGTCGACACGGGCCTCGGCGCCCCCGTGGAGCCGGGCATGCCGCCCGGTCCCGGTGGCCCCCCGGGCCCGCCCGGCGGCCCCGGTGGCCCCGGCGGCCCGCCGATCCCGCCCCCGCCGCCTGAGGGCGCCGAGCTGCTGGCCCGTTTGGGGACGCCGGCCGGTGATGGCGGGATGCTCGGCACGCAGGTGACGGGATGACCGACACCCACCCTGACATCGAAGCGTTCGAGAAGCTGATGGACGCTATGGCCGACCTCGACGGGGACGTTGCCTGCGATCTCGAGAACCCTGAGACGTGTGAGGCGTGCGACTGATGGCCGACGTCCCGGAGATCGAGAAGACGCCGACGTCTGACACGTCGGTCAACAAGCCGGAGTCCGGCACCTACGGCGAGAAGGCCGATCTCGCCCGGCTTCGCCAGTCGCTACCGCCGATGGGGCCCCCGGGGACGGAGGGGACCGGCGCTTCTGCGCCGGCCCCTACCCCCGGCCCCGGCGGTCCCGGCCTGAATCGTCCAACGGGCCGACCGAAGAACGCCCCCGAAGGCGTGCCGGCCCCGCTGCTGGCCCCCACGCAGAGGCCCGACGTCCCCCTGTCGCAGCCGCTGGCACCCGGGCCGGCACCGATGCCGGCCAAGGCGGCAGCCGCAGACCAGCAGCGCCTTTCCGTGCTGGACGCCCTCGCCAACCACCCCGAGGTGTCTGAAGAGACCCGTGAGTGGGCGGCCCTCGTCCTCGACATCCTGATCACTGGCCGGCGATGACCGACCTCACCGTCGACACGTTCGACGAGGAAGAGGTAGAGCCGGAGCAGCCGCCCGTACCGTCCCTGCTCGAGCCGATCAGGCAGCAGGGCGTCGGGCAGGGGTCGATCGACCTCGCCACGATGATGATGCCCGGCGTCGCTGCCGGGCAGCTCGCCGCCCAGCGCAGCACCGGCGAGTTCACGCTGGCGGACCTGTTCGGCGGGATGACCGATCTCGCTACCGAGGTCAGCTACGGCATCCCCGTCATCGGCGACATTCGTGGCGCCAAGATGGGCCTCGACATCATGGGGTCCGACACGGACCCGTTGACCGCCGTGTTCGGCGCCCTCGGGCTGGCCGGCCCGGCCGCCGGCCTTGTCGCCACCGGCGCCGTCGCTGCCGCTACCGGCGCCGCTACCCGTGGAGCCCGAGGCGCCCACCTGAAGACCGGCGCCCGCCCGGGCCGCCTCCACGACTACGACGCCCCGCCGGTCACGACCCGGTACCTCCAGCCCGACGAGCTGTCCGCCCTGTCGGGCCAGTGGGACGAACCGATCCTCGCCAACGGGATCATCGCCACCACCGTTGGCCGGTCCCGCCAGCTGATGGCCGCCACGAGCGGCGTCGCCTACCAGTGGAAGATGTCCGACCGGGTCGCCCGCATCCGGGAAGCGATCACCGGTTCGTACGACGACCAGCAGCGTGCATGGGTGGCGGGGAGCCGGGCCAACGACAAGCAGATCGACGGGTTCATCGTCGGCCTCGGCAAGAACCTCGTCAGGAACAACCCGGAGCACGGCCCCGAGGGGACCCTCGGCTCGACCGGCATGGACGAGACAAAGGCCTACCTGTCGGCCGCCGCCTTCGAGCTGTCGAAGTTCGACACGGCGATCGGCGACGACATCCTCAAGTTGGACCCGGCCTACCGGCATGTCGGCGTCGACGACCTGTGGCGCCGTATGACGTCCGGCGAGGTCCTCTCCGCCAGCGAGGTGGCGTCCCTGTCCAGCGCCGTCCTCGACTTGTCGATGATGACCCGGGGCGCCGGCCACCCACAGTTCGGCCTTCTCGATCTGCGGGCCCGAGTCTCGGAGATCCGCCTCGGCGGCGAGGAGCCCGGCGTGTCCGTGTCGTGGCTCCAGTTCGACGGGGTGCCTGCGGGCGGCTTCTCCGAAGCCGAAGCGATGAAGCGGCTGAACATGATCATGCAGCATCAGCCGCACGGCGCCGTCGCCCTGATGTCTCAGAACGCCGCCGACTTCTTGAACAAGGAGGTCATCCCGCATTGGGACGACCTGATGCGGGCTGTTCCCCGGTACGCCGAGGCGCACCCGGCTTTGCGAGGAGACGACACGGTGCAGGTCGTCCCGATCGCCGACATCGAGATGCTGCCCCGCAACCCGGCAGACGAGCTCGACGTCACCGACCTCGCCGTCGACATTCGTGAAAACGGGATGGCGGAACCGCTCCAGATCGTCTGGCACCCCGACACCGGTGCGGCGAAGATCCGAGACGGCAACAAGCGTCTCGAGGCCGCCAAGCGGATCGGGCTGGAAGCAGTCCCCGTGAAGATCGTCGCCGACAGGCGGATCACCGGCGAGCGGACGAAGACCACGAAGGGCCTCGTCAAGAAGCTCGGCATGGTCCACGCCACCGGCGAGGACGGCAAAAAGCTGTACCACCCCGACAAGTCGAAGGTGATGGTCCCCGAGGAGGTCCCCGACAAGCTGACCCCGTCGTCGGTCAACCTCCACCGGGCCCCTGACATCTACCGGGGCATCATCCCGGAGAAGGCCCGGACGCTGGACTGGGGGGCCCTCTGGTACCAGATCGCCTACGAGGAGACGGCGGGGCTCGCCGCCTTCCACGGGCTGAACCACGAGCGACTCATCGGCCTCGCCTCGCTGCTGTCGGCCGGCGAGCTGTGGGAGCAGAACATCGACAAGGCCGCAGTGGCCGCCAACTGGCTTCGAGACAACCCCGATGCGGACGCCACGGGGTTCCAGAAGTACATGTCGGAGTCTGGCCTGACTGCCACCGATGACGAAGCGAAGAACGTGATGGCCCTGATGGCCGTCGCCGACGACGACATCGAGGGCTGGTTCTACGGCCAGCTCCTCGGCGACGCCGCCCTGAAGCAGCCCAACTTCACGATGGCGATCTTGCAGGCCGACCCGAAGAAGCAGACGACGGCCGCTGCCCTCAGCTACGGCCTGTACACGGGCCGGATCGCCAACACGGACACCCACAAGCTGTTCTCCGAGCTCGACCTCGACGTGTACGCCGTGATCGACCGGCACGCCTTCTCCATGATGTTCGGCTTCTCGTCGAAGCCGGAGGGGTCGCTGTCCGACAAGGGGTACCGGCTGGCACGTCGAGCGATGGAGATCGCAGCGCAGGCTGCCGGCGAGTTCGACCTGCCGGGCGGCCCGAACGGCCAGATGGTGCGCCGCACCCTGTCCCCGTCGGAAGCTCAGGCCCTGCTGTGGGTTCGGTGGCGGGAGTTCCGTGGCGTCACGAAGAACTACAAGACGTACGACCCGTCGCCCCGTCAGGCCACCACGCCGAAGGACTACCACAAGGGCCTCCCCGGCGGTTCCGGCGGGTCCGGCATGAAGAGCCTGCACCGTCCGCCGCTGTTCATCGAGGGCCTCGGGCCGGACAAGATTTTCAACAGGCGGATCCTCGACTACCTCGAGAACCCGGTCCCGCAGCACCTGACTCGCCGAGGCGTCGCCGCCGAAGGTGGTCCCGGGCCGAAGATGCGTCTCGCCGACCTTGCCGGCACGTTCAAGCGCAAGACGAAAGAGGGGTTTGCGTACCGGCATTCCGGGTCGATCGACCGGCTCGACACGGTCATGCTGGTCCAGACGCCGGACGGACTGTTCCTCGCCTCTCCGGCGGGTACGGGGCCCGAGTCGCTCCGGGGCCTGTACCCGTCGTACGCCCACGTCAACGGCAACCAGATCCTCCGTCAGTCGGCCCCGATGAGGGTCGCTGACATTGGTCAGCAGCAGGACCTGCTGTTCCAGTCGGCGACGGGCCGCACCGCTTATGGGACGTCGGAGTCGACCGGTTCCCAGCAGTACGGCCCAGCCCACCAGAACCCGCTGATGGACGGCGGGTTCAAGATCGCCCTGTCGGCCCCCCGCTACCTCGCCGACGGCGTGACCGAGCATGCCCAGCATGCCCATCGGCGCCTCCTGATGGAGTTGCGCCAACGGGGGATCGACGTCGTAGACGACGTGATCGAGCCGCCGCATCGTGGCCCGGCCGGCGTGTGGGAGGCCCCCGACGGGACCCTGTTCTGGCACAGCTCGACTGTCCGTCAAGCCGGCTACGACCCGAACACGTTGCCCCGGTTCATCCACGACGAGGGCGACCGGGTCCGCATGGTGATGACGTTTGCCGACGAGGACGGCCTGTCCCGGGCCATCGCCCACCTGACGTCCCCACATCCGCACGGGTCGGCGTGGTCGCAGGTTTCTCTCGACGCATCGGTGGACTACATCCGTTCGTGGGGCGGCGAGCTTCTGCTTCGCCCGGTGCGGGGCATCAAGCCTGAAGCCCTCGACCTCGACCTCGAGTTGGGCGAGGTGCGGAAGCGTGGCTCGGTCGCCAGCGTCGACGAGTTCGCTGAAGGTTCGTTGGCCCCGACCGACAGGCACACCCTCGAGGACGAGCTGACGATCTACTGGGAGGACCGGGCCGTCGGGGTCGCCAACGCCTACGAGGCTGCCCCGGTCATGCCGACGACGACGTCGTCTCGGCGTCTCGTCCGACGGGCGTACGATCAGTTCAAGAAGGAGACCCTGCAGCAGTTCGAGTACATCACCGAGAAGCTGGGGATCCACGTCACGGTCAGCGACACGAACCCGTACGCCACCCCCGAGGCGATGCTGGCTGCCCTGCACACCCCGATCGAGGTCGACGGGGTCCGCTACAACGGGCAGCTCGCCGTCTTGTCGACCAAGTCGACCGGCGGCCATCCGATCCTCGGCGACGACTTCAACGACATGTTCCGTGCCGTCCACGACTTCTTCGGCCACGGCGGCCTCGGCAACACGTTCTCCCGGCACGGAGAGCAGGTCGCCTATCTGAAGCATGGGCAGATGTACTCGGAGCTGGCCCGGGCCGCCCTGTTCTCGGAGACGGTCGGACAGAACAGCTGGCTGATCGCATCGAAGAGGAACCGTGCCGCCCGGGCCCGAGCCGAGAAGCTCGGGATCCCATTCGAGGCCGAGTTCATCGAGCAGAAGGCCGTCGTCCTCGACAAGAAGTACTGGGGCGATGCCACGTTCTACGACGACCCCGGCTTCGAGAAGGGCTGGAACCAGCGCCGCAACCTCGACCTGATCTATCAGGAAGAGGTCCTCGACCTGTCCGCTTACACGAACGGCCAGCACCAGCGGCCCCCGGGGATGATCGGCGTCTACGAGCATCACTTTGTCGACGATGCGGGGAACCGCCTCGTGCAGATGTCCGCCGATTCGACGCCCGGGTACGCCAACAGCGGCATGATGTACGTCCTCGAGCACGACGGCATGTGGGGTTTCTTCGAGGACTCGAGGGTGACCCGGCATCGGATGGGCGTCACGTCGAGGGAAGCCCCCGACCTGTACGCCTCGTCGACGTCGGCCGACGCCGCCGGGAAGCGCCGGCATAGGTTCACGAGGTCGACGTCCGGCCCGCCGACGCTGTGGTGGGACAACGTGGCCGAGATCGCCAACGGGCCCGACGCTGTTCGTGGCCGCAAGGGCACCGACATCGACACGGCCCGGCACCTGTTCGACGTTGAGGTGCAGGGCCCTGACGGCAAGTGGGCCGCCCCCAAGGAGGCGGCCCTGTACCTGCCCGCCGAGGGCGCCGGGGCGCCGGTGGTGGCGTACGGGGCGACGGAGATCCCCGGCTACGACCCGGCCCGGACCGTCATCCTCAGGTCTAGCGGCGGCAGCTTCCAGCGGGGCACGTCGACGATGAAGGTCGAGTACAAGGTGCGCCGCAGCGGCGTCATGCTGGACTCGTTCCTGAAGGACGACGTGCACCAGTTCCTTCACCGGACTGGCTGGCTGGGCCGTGTCGAGGCCAAGGCGAAGGAGGTGCGGTGATGGTCGTCACCGACCCGACGTACGTCCACAAGATCGACCGGAACGTCCAGACGTTGCGCCGTGCCGAAGAGCTGTCGACGATGCCGACCTTGCCGGACATGGTCAAGCTCGACCTCGCCGCCTTCTCCGGCCTTACCCCGGCCGGCCTGAACGAGTTCATGCACGGCGTCTCAGCTGACGTGCACGAAGCGACCAGCCAGCCTCGCCGGGTCACCCCCACCCTCGAGCTGACCCCGGCGAACACGCAGCTGACGTCCGGCTCCCTCCCGCCCACCGGGGAGGAGGACCCGCCGATCTACGAGTTCCCGGGCCAGCGCCAGTTCATCCGTGGCATGAGCGGCCTCTCCGCCCCCCGGGACGTCGAGGGCGCCGACTCGGTGCTGGCGTTCAAGCAGCGAGCCGTCCGGCTCGGCTACCTCCATCCCGACGACGTCACGATGGACCACCGGTGGGACCCCGCCTACAACCAGTTGGCGTGGGAGATGTCGATGGACGACTTCAACCGGCGGATTCAGGGCGAAGGCCCCGGCCCCGGGTCGTCGATCTCCGACATCGGGAAGTTCTTCGACGATTGGCTGTCCCTGACGGGCCTCGTCCATGCCGGCATGCAGCTCGGCTTCCTATGGAACCCCGAGCAGATCAAGCGGGAGATCACCGGGTACGACCCCGCCGAGTTCCTCTCGGAGTGGCTCGAGAACCCGTTCGACGTTCGCAAGCTGTGGAAGTTCACGGGACCCCTCGACGACCTCGTCCTCCCGATCATCAACATCGGCCTGATGGCCACCGGCGTCGGCGAGGTCATGGCCGCCACGAGGGCCATGTCTCTCGCCAACAAGACGTTCACCGGGGTGCGTGGCCTGCGTGCCTACCAGTTGGCGAACGGCACGGGCCGCTGGGCGGCCCCGACCGGCGGCCGGTTCACCGCAGCCGGCCCCGCTGCCGGCCCGATCACCCGCCACATGCCCCGCACCGGCCGGCTCCTCGGTGAAGCCCCGGACGCCTTCAAGGCGGCCGAGCGGTTGACGACGCCGGGGTGGCTCGGCGGCAAGGTCGGCGGCACGACCGGCGACCTGATGGCCAGCTGGCGGAACCTGCGTGGCGTCGTCGTCGGCAAGACGGCCGCCAAGCATGGGATGCGGATCGGGCTGGCGTCCCGAGTGGAGGAACGCCTCCTTGGCTTCGAGGGCATCGGGTTGGAACAGCTCGCCCCGGGGGCCGTGGAGTTCTCCGCCGAGATACGCCGCAACCCGTTCGCATGGGCCCTCGGCGAGGCCCTGTTCACCCCGTACAACGTGTTCGAGAAGGGTCAGATCGCCAACCCGTTCGGCTTCGTGAAGAAGTTCGCCGCCGTCGGTGAGCACGGCGTGTACGCCGACGAGTTCTCTGAAGCGGTCGCCATGCACATCGAACGGGGAGCGGTCAGGGTCGGGGAGGAAGGCCTCGACCCGGCGTCCCGGGTGGCCCGCCGGCAGCAGGAGCTCGAGGAGTGGCAGGCCTCCGTCAAGCGCCTCGGCCCGACGAAGGCCCTCGCTGAACGGTTCACCGGGAACGACACCGAGAAGCTCGGTGCGTGGCTGGTGTGGCAGATCACGTTGGCGTCGATCGAATCGTCGTCGGCCCAGTTCGCCAAGATGGCGCACGGCGGGGCCAAGCCCGGCACCGAGGTGTTCACCGAGAACGCCGTCAAGTACGACGAGCTGTTCCGTGCCCACCGCAACAAGTTGATCTCCGAGATCCGGTACGTCGACCCGGACGACCCGGTCGAGTTTCTGTGGACGATGGCGTGGTCTCGTGGCTCCACGAAGTACGAGGTCCGCACCTTCTTCGACGAGTACATGCGTGCCTACAACGAGCTCGAGGACACGGTCGGCGTCAACATCAAGTCGCTGATCGACGCACACAACGCCCGACGGCAGGACGTGTGGGCCCGCCTCCTCGGCGACCACATGGAGCCCGGCCTGATCCGCCATGTCATGGCGAACGCTCTCGAGCAGACCGGCGACTGGGACGGCTTCGTGGCCGGCATGGACGGCGTGAAGGCCACCTACGTCAGCGGTGGCCTCGACGACGCCGTGTACGCCGCTGCTGTTTCGCCGGAGACGGGTGTCCGGGTCGGTGGCAAGCGTGGCCGGATCCGGCGTGAGAAGTCGTTCACCGACATGTCGGAAGACCGGCACTGGTCGCTCCAGTTCGACGACATTTTGCAGGATCAGGAGTTCCGAGCGTTCGAGGCTCGGACCGGCGGCATCTTCGACCCGGTGGCCCGCACGTTCTCCAAGGGCGGCAAGTTCACGGTGGCCCGGCCGGCGACGCCGACGTACCAGTCGAAGGCGTCGCACCTGTCCGTCATCAAGTTCCTGTACTCGGCCCGGGGCGCCATCAAGTCGCTGCGTGGCCCGACGACCCGGAAGCTGTTCGAGGAGATCGTCGCCCGGGCCGACAAGGTGCCGGGCAGCCACGTCGGGTTCGCCAACATTCGGCAGGGCCAGCTCGAGCAGATCATCGCCGAGATGGAGTCAGCCAACGCCGCAAAGGTGCGAGCCAAGCTCGGCGCCGGCACAGACGACGACGTCTTGATCCCGGCGCTGCTGAACGAAGAACAGGTCCGGCACGTCAAGCGGGTCCACCGGTACGTCAAGAAGCACAAGATCGAACCGGGTTCCCCGTACAGCAAGGAAGCAGAGGAGATGCTTTCCGGCGTCGACGGTGCCCACCGGACGGTGTACCTCGACGACATGGATGCCCACCTGACGTCTCGGCTGAACGAGATCAGCCGGGACGAGGTGTGGGCCCTCGACTACGGGATCAACTCGACGTTGAGCCTCGACCAGAAGGTCAAGGCCCTCGAGAAGCAGATGCCGCACACCGCCGTCGAGGTCGACCCGGCGTCGGTCCCGGCGGAGCTGCGGACCGTCCTCGAGGAGAACGGCTACAAGCTGGTCCACGGAACCGAGTTCGCCGCCCCCGGCGACCTCCTCGACCTCACCGTCGAGATTCAGGACATGGTGAACAAGACCCGGTACACGGACCGGTTCGGCACCACGATGGGCGGACTGATGGCGTCCGGCCACGACCACATGCTCCGTGGTGTCCGTGGCATCGGCCGGTCGCTGACCCGCCATGAGCCGGAGTACGCCAACACCCTGTACCGGGCGGCCACCCGCAACGCCCTGTTCAAGGCCCTCGCCGCCCACGAGACCCCAGCTGACGTCCTGACCCGTGGCCGACACTTCTCGTCGTACGACTCGGCAGACCTCGACACCCTGCTAGACGTCCTCCACAAGGTGACCCGCCTCCTCGGGGAAGAGGGCGTCGACCTCGTCCGTGCCAAGCGGGAGATGTCCCGCATGTCGGCGTACCGGGTAGTCACGAACATCCGGTCGTCGTTCACCCCGGCCCAGCCGACTGACCTCGTCCGGTCACCGTTCCTGTGGAAGAAGGCCGTGAAGCGGATCCACGCCGTCACCGACGACATGGGTTTCAAGTACAGCGACGAGGAACTGATCCGCATCTACGATGGCCTGAAGGGCAGCCGGGTCATTGGCCGGGACGTCCGTGGGGCGATCACCAACGGCAAGGACAAGTTGCAGGCCACCCCGCTGCTGACCGACGGGCTCCGCCTGCTGGGCCGCACCGCCGTGGCGCAGAAGCCCGGCGTGTCGGCCCCGGTTCGGGGCCTCGCCAAGGGGGCCGCCCTGACGACCCGTGTCGGGGCGACGGCCACCGGTGGCTTCCTCGGTGGCGCCCTGTATGCCGGCCACAACGAGCGGGACCCCAACGCCGGCGTGGTGGACCTGCCGATCATCAGCCGGTTCACAGGCTCTCTGTCTCTCGGCGAGTTCTCGGCCGGATTCTTCTCGGTCCTGCTCGGCCGGGCAGCCGGCGGCAAGATCGTCAACCGGGCGTTCGCCGGGACCGGCATCACCAAGGGTGCTGCCCGGTCCGGCCTGAAGCTGTTCCGTGGCGATGACCCGAAGTATTTCGCCCGGCTGCGGCGCAGCATCCAGCGCCTGTCGTCGCCGTCGGTGACGGCCCGCCAGATCGACAAGTCGGTTGCCCACAAGCATTGGGCATACATCGGTGACAGCATCGCCACCCTCCGAGACTTCCTGCGGTTCACCGTGTCGCCCATCTTCGACATGTCCCGCTATTCGGAGGCGATCGTCCTCGGCCAGATGGGCGACATTCCCCGGCACATCTCGAAGTCGGGCGGCATCCGGTTCAACGTCTCGCCGGGCAAGTGGGTCAAGTCTCGGTCCCGGGAGCTGGCCGGCGGCCGAGGCAAGCGGGTCTCTGACGCCCACCGGGAACAGGCCTACAAGGAATGGGACGAGATCGTCGACGAGTTCGCCACGATTGGTCGGCACCGCAACGACTTCGACTACGCCGCCCTCGAGGCCGGCACTGCCCGGTTCCGGCAGATCGGCATCCTCGGTTTCAACACTTCGGAGTGGATGGCGTCCCTGTATGCGGACCTGACCCGCCTCCACGGCATCCCCCGCAAGGACGCCTACGAGATCGCCCGCAAGGCATTCACCTATGGGGTGAAGCCCCGGTCGGCCGCCGAGATGAACGTCAACGCAGTGTTCTTCCCGTTCTCGTTTATGAAGAAGGCGTCGTCGCACGCCGCCAAGTTCATGTTCGAGGACTGGTCCCGGGCGGCGATGCTGCACGACTCGTTGAAGACGTACGAGATCCTCAACGAGGAGTACGACCTGTCGCAGATGTGGAGGGACCGGCTCCCGATCCTCGAGAAGCTGCGCCGTCTCAACATCTTCGCCTACGGCGTCACGCCCGGCGAGTTCGGTGGCGCCGAGCGTCCCCTGATCGACTTCTGGAACACGACGCCGATGGCGTCCGGCACCACCGACCAGATGCAGAACCTCGGCTTGATGATCGGCAAGGAGCTGCCGGTCCTTCAGGCGTTCATCCCGCACGGCTTGAACGTCAAGTCCGAGCAGGACATGTTCAACTATGAGCGCCTGATGCGCCGCATCGCCCCGATGATGAACGACGTCGACGCCATGTTGGACGACCTCGCCGCTCAGGGCCATGTGATCTTCGGCGGCCACGGCGTCACGAAGGAGGCTGAGGCCCGCATCGGGTCGGCCCTGTTGAACCAGTTCAAGTTGGAGCTCGACTCGAAGATAAAGGTCATCGACGGCGACCCGGAGGGGATCGCCAACCTGTACAAGAAGCGCCACAGCGACCGCCTGCTGGAGCTCCAGACGTTCAAGGACGAGCTGTCCGGCGAGTACGCCGGGTGGAAGGAAGCCCGGGAAGACATCGTGGCCAACGTGCAGGTCCGTGACGAGGACCGCCGCTACCACAAGCGGATGTTCGAAAAGTGGCGGGAAGACAACCCGAATGCCCTCGTCCCGGCCGAGCCTGAGCTTCGGATCGGGTACCTCGTGGACTGGGCGGAGACGTTGGAGCGCCGATACGGCGACTACGATGCCGTCCCCCTTGACCAGCTCCGCACGTTCCTCGATCTGGCCGGCGAGTGGGCCGAGGACGACTACTTCCGTATCAAGTACCGGCAGTTCCTCCGGTCGACGTGGGGAACGATCGAGACGGTGAAGGACGACTGATGAACGCAGACAAGATCCGGGACCTCCTGTTCGACCTGTGGACCGAGACCTTCGAGGGCAACGACCGGCAGGCGCCCGGCCTCGTCATCCTCGAGGAGCAGCTGGGAGGCTTCGACACCGAGCTGGAGGAGTGGTACGCCGCCCTCGAGGCCGAGGCCCGAGACCTGAACCCCGGCGCCACCGACTCTGTCATCGCAACGACGGTGACCGCCATGATCAAGGAACCGTCGTCGTTCCGTGCCGCCGAGTGGCTCCGTTACGGGTTCGCCGGCCTCGACCCGGCCGGCAACCCGACGGTTCCGAGCGAGGCGGTGTTCCGCCAGCAGGTCGGCATCGTCGCCGCCAGCACGGGCATCGGGATGACGGAAGATCCGTCGTACCCGAAGATGCTCGAAGGGTTCCTCGTGCAGCGGGGCATGCTCGAGAAGAACGATCCGCTGCCGGATCGCCTGAAAGTCGAGGCGCAGGCGGCGCTCCTCGCCGGGGCGAAGGACTGGTTCGCCCTGAAGGGTGTCGACACGTCCGGGTGGACGTGGGAGACGACGGTCCCGATCATCGACCGGATGGGCATCGGCGAGATCGCCGCCTTTTGGGAGATGGTGTTCCCGCAGGACGCCCAGCAGTACTACACGATCATGGTGCCGGACCAGCAGGGCGACCAGAAGAGGATCTCGGTGCCGGCCGCCGCTCTCGGCGCCATCCAGCAGCAGATGCCGCTCCTGTCTCGAGGGCAGCTGCATTCGGCGATCGTCACCGGCGCCCAGTACGACAACGTCGACTACCAGTCGATCCTGTTTGTCGCCGACCAGCTCGGCCAGATCGACCCGTTCGCCGACCAGCCGGACGTCGACCCGACGACCGGGCAGGTCCTCCCCGAGTCGATGACCCCGAGCCGGGACTCGAGCTACGAGGCGATCGCCGGCCAGCTCGCTGCCGGCTACGACCTGTACAAAGACAAGGGGCTGGCGTTCGTGCACGCCGTCGACGCCGAGCTGGCCGCACAGATCCGGGCTACCCCGTACAACCTGTCGACCGAGCAGGTCAACAGGGTGAAGGACCTCATCAAGGACTTCCACCGGTACGGGACCTACGAGGGGACGCCGGCTACGCCGTACAGCATCAACGTCATGACGAGCCTCGAACCGGATTCGCATGTCGAGCTGGACCGGGAGGAGAAGCCCGGCGAGGTTCGGGAGCAGTTCCGGGAGCTGTACCGCTCGTGGTTCCTGACGGACCCGACCAGTGAGCAGCTGTCCAACTTCGAGCAGCACTTCGACCGGGAGCTCGCCGTGTACGCCCGTGAGCTTCGGGCGGCGACCCCGAACCCGTTCGGCCCGCTGGACAGGGCCTCCGGTGCCGTGGATCAGAACCTGCTGCTACAGGCCCAGCGGGGCGAGGTCATCACCGACGAGTTCGCCCCGAAGCAGCCGTCGGCCGCCGAGCTCGGGGTGACGTACCTCCGGGACTCCGACATGTACCAGCCGCTGTTCTCCAACAAGCCGACTGGCGTCACCGAGTCGGACTACACGTCGGCGTTCCAAGCGGCAGCGTTGAGCGCCCTCGGTCCCGCCGAGGGCCGGCTGGCTACCGAGTCGACGAAGGCCGGCATGCAGACGGGCCGCACCTCTGACGTGGCCCGGCACGCCCTGTACTCCGGTGCGGGGGCCAAGTCGGCGACGTTCCGTGGGCGGTTGTCGAGGGCCGGCAATGTCCTCAGGAGGTCTACCTGATGGCTATGGAGCACGCCGAGAGGCTCCGATTCGCCGAGGCGGTGCTCACCGGTCTCGGCGCACCGATCACGGCCAGCAACGTGCACGCCATGTTGGCGTGGATGGCCAAGGAGAACACGGCGGCGGGCTACAACCCGCTGGCGAGCACCTACGGGAAGTCGATGGGCTACGAGGCCTTCAACGACAACGACGGCAACCCGGTGTGGGTCTATCCGACGTTCGACGAGGGCGTCCACAACACGGTGATGACCTTTTTGGGTCACATCTCCGGCGACCGTTACGACTCGGCCCGGTACGAGAACACGGTGGAGGCGTTTCGGGCCGGCACGTCGGCCGAGGAGCTCCTCAACAACCCGGACATCGTCGCCGAGTTGGAGACGTGGGGGTCGTTCGCCGGCGATGTGTCGCTCGGTGCCGATACCGGCTGGTCGGTGGAGCAGCTCGAGGGCATGTACTCGGTGGGCCTCGAGGGCATGTACTCGGTGGGCCTCGAGGCGTTCGGCGGCCTGTTCGGTACCACGCCCACGGCGCCCAGCGAGCCGGCTGCGGGGGGCTCCGGCGAGCACCCCGGCCAGCCGACGGCCACCGGCGCCGAGACTGTCCCCGAGCACCCCGGCCAGCCGACGGCCACCGGCGCCGAGACTGTCCCCGAGCTGACCGCCGACGAGTGGGCCCGCATCGAGGCCGACCTCTTCGATGCGGGCCCGGATCAGGCGTTCCCGTTCGGGCACGGAAGCAACCCGTACGCCGATGCGGCGGGGATCCCCGCCGGGTTCGAGGTGTACCGGACCGACAACGAGGCGTTCGTCGTGTACTCGGTGGACGGCGGCATGGGGGCCTCGGCGAACGTCTACTTCGACACCACCGACTTGTCGGACACGTTGCCGGCCGGCACCGCCGTCAACCAGCACGAGTGGTCTCGGCTGAAGAGCGGGTGGATCAACGGCGGGACGTCGGATGTCCTTCAGACGGAGGAAGACTTCGTTGGCCGGTCGTGGAACGAGATCGTCGTATGGGCCCTCGACCAGCTGAACATCCTCGGCACGGACCTGCTGGCCGAGCCGGACATCGTGGCCGGGGTGGCGTCGCTGATCGCCAACCCGGACATGACCGACGAAGAGATCGAGGCCCTGTTCGTCGGTACCGACTACTGGCACCGCCAGACCATTCGGGCCCTCGAATGGAACGACCTGCCGCATGCCCAGCAGACGCAGGAGAAGATCGAGGCCGCTCTCGGCCTGCTCAGCCTCGCCGAGGTGTGGGTCGGTGTCGTCGAGGTCGACAAGGACGCCCTTCTCGAGGGTTTCGACGGGTCGTGGGAGTGGCTGACGAACGCTGCCGCCGACTGGGGCCCGCATCTCGCTGACCTTGCGGTGCGGGCCGAGGAGGTGGCGTCCGGTCAGGCCACGCAGACTGTGCAGGTCGCCGAGTGGCTGACCCCGTGGGCGGCGTCCGTCGATGATTCGCCGTACAACCGGCGCCGCACCGAGGACTTGCGGTTGCGGGGGGAGCGGGATGCCGGCATCTCTGCCATGAAGGGGGCGATCACGGGCCTGTACGAGCGTCAGGGGATGCCGGTCACGGTCGGCACCGTCGACGGGTGGGCGAAGAAGGTGTACCTGAACCAGATGACGATCGAGGAGGCCGAGGAGCTGATCAAGGACGAGGCTGCGGCGAAGTGGATCCACAAGCCTCGGGACGTGGATTGGGCGACGTGGGCGGCCCCGTACCGAAACATGTATTCGTCGGAGCTGGAGACGTCGGCGCCGACGTACAGCGATCCGACCTTGTCGGCGTACCTGTCGAACCCGGATGGGCAGCCGAACCTGTTCGAGTTCAAGAAGATGCTCCGCAAGGACGGGCGGTGGGAGAAGACGCAGAAGGCTCGGGACGCCTACCACTCGACGTTCTCCGAGGTTGGTCGACTGATGGGGTTTAGCTAATGGGCACGGGGGGATACGGCCCCGGTGGGACGTTGACGTGGGACGAGTACGTTGCACAAGTCAATCCGTCGGGCCGCAAGGGGTCTTATTGGGAGTTCGACTCGAAGACTCGGGAGAGCGTTCTCGTTACGCCGGGTTCCTCCGGCCTTGAGGTTGGTACACGCATTCCGGGCTGGGCTGATGTCGGCCAGTACGCCGATAGCGGCACGATTGTGCATGCGAATGCATGGATGGCCGACCGGGAGCACCCGGGTTTGTCCGACGGCGACGACGAGCGGTCGCCGTTCTCGAAGACGAACCTCGTCGCCGAGCTGGTCGGCAAGTACCCGTGGGCGAAGGAGCTCGGCTTCCTCGACCTCATCAAGCGTCTCGCCGTCGAGGACGCCACCGCCGACCAGATCGTCGCCGAGGTCCGAGCCTCGGACCAGTACAAGAAGCAGTTCCCCGGGTTCTCCGACCTGTCGGGGGTGCGGCGGTTCCGGGACGAGGCCGAGTATCTCCGCACCCGGGACGACCTCCGGCAGGTCCTGAAGGACTTCGGGGTGTACGACCCGGCGACCGATTCGCCGATGGACTACGTCGCCTTCTTCGACGCAGGCATCGACGCCAACGAGTTGACCGAACGGTTCGGGGTGTACCGGGAGCTCGAGCGTGGTTCGCAGGAGCTGCGTGACGCCTTCTACGTCTACGGGGGCCTCGACGTCACCGTCGACGACCTGTTCCAAGCGGTCGTGTCTCCGCAGTTCCGTCAGGAGCTCCAGAACGAGTACGACCGGAGCGTGGCTGCCCAGCCTCTCGACTACGGGACGTACATCGAGCGGGCCCGGGAGGTGTCGACGGCCCGGGTCGTGGAGACGATGGAGCGGCTCCGAGACTCGGGGGCGATGACCGGCGCTGCCGTGTCGAAGGTTCTCCAGATGGACCCGGCGTTCGGCCAGCAGCTGATGGCCGCCCTGTTCACCGGCGGCACGGCCGCCGCCGGCACCGGCACCTTGTCCCTCGACCAGCTGACCCGGGCGTACGAGCATGCCGTGCTGGGTGCGGCAGCGTCGGAGGCCGGCTGGGCGATGCCGTCTCGGGATCGCCTCGAGGAGTTCAGGCAGGCCGGCATCCAGTCGTCGACGCTGCGGTCCGCCTACGAGGGCCTGTCCCTCAGGTCGGATGCCCTGACCGGGATGGTCCAGCGGGCGAACCGGGGTGCGTCGATGACGCAGGACCTGTACGAGCGGGAGCTCCTCGGCCAGACCGCCGAGATCCGGCACGCTACGGCCGCCGAAAACGCACTGGGCGCCCGGGCCGGCGGTTTCGCCGCCGCCCGTGAGGGTCGACGGTTCGCCCAGCCCGGACGCCGAGTGGCGTACTAGTCGTCGAACCCGTCAGGGGTCCAGACGGCGTCGATTTCTCGAGTCGTCAGGAACAGGCCGTGGCTCAGGAACGGCAGCCGGGACTGGTGGGCGCCCCGCAGCTGGCGGGCGTGCTGGAACGACCGGGCCCGGCGCTTGACGCCGCACTTGCCGCACGAGAAGAACGTGATGCCGTAGGGGCGGCCGCCGTGCTTCGGGTACTTCTTGATGCGGAGGATGGCTCCGCAGTCCTTGTTCACTGTCCTGCCTCCTTGGGGTTGAGGACCTGCCGGGCGACCTTGGAGACCCGGTCGGACCAGAAGCAGCGGGTGGTCGTCTGGATGGGGTTCCCGGCCTTGGTGTAGGGGCCGGAGCAGTGGACCTCGATGCGGCCGTCCGGGACGGTGCGGCCGTGGTCGAACTTCCACCAGTAGCGGGAGCCTCGGATGCGGAACATCCGGCCGGCGGTCAGCGGGAGCCGACCCTCGAGCCGGAGCTCCTCGTGGAAGGCCCAGCCTCGGGCCTCGAGGGCGAGGCGCCGGGCCTCGATGTTGCTTTGGATTGCTTTGCGAGCAGCTGCGCTCATGTGGTGTCCTCCTCGTGGGTTGACACCAGTTTACCAGTAACCCCCCAGTGCGTCCGGTCGCCCCTTTCGACCCTCGGACCGAACAGGCCCCTGACCTGCGGTATTGCAGAATCCTTTCGCCAGCGGCAAGATTCCGAAAACCCTCTGACCTGCGTGTATGACAGTTTCGTTACGATCGCTTGACTCGAGGTCCGGGTCTAGGAGTACACACTCGGCGGGAGAGGGTTTAGACCATCCCTGCCGGCGACCCCGGGGCCGGCGGGTGTAGGTGACACCGGGCGTAGGAGCAGACCATGTACGACCACGACGACGACGTCGAGGAGTCAGGGTCAACCCTCCGGCGAAAGCTGGAGGAGACACTCAGCGAGAACAAGGCACTCGCCACCGAGCTGTCCGGTTTGAAGGCCAAGGAGCTGATCACCGAACAGGGACTGGGGTTGGTGAAGCCAGACGATCTCATGGGAGTCGACCTGAGTGAGATGGCCGAACGGGCCAGCCAGCTCCAGCAGGAGCGGGCGGGCCAGCAGGCCGATCTGGCTCGGGACATGCTGGCGAGGCGTGGCCTCGAGGGCGAAGAGCTGGATCAGGCAGTCTCAGACTTCTTGACCCCGCCGGAAGCCCCTCGGGACACGGCAGCCCACAGCAGGGCCCGGGAGGTCTCTGTGATCGGCGGCACTGCCGCTCCGGTCCGGGACACCTCGAACCTGACGGGGCTGGACGCCATCGAGCACGCCCTACGGCACGGCTCGTAGCCAGCTCCTACCAACCCAACCTACACAGGAGCTAAAACCCAATGGCAACAGGGTCCCTTGGTCTCCTTGAGGCTGCCAAGTACGGCTCGACGACTCTCGGGCGTGGCGTGGTCACCACGCTGATCCAAGAGTCGCCGATCCTCGAGATGCTCCCGTTCACGGGGATCTCCGGCAACGCCATCAAGGTGACCGTCGAGGACACCCTCCCCGCCCCGGCCTTTCGTGACGTCAACGAGACGTACACGAGGAGCCACGGCACCGATACCGAACGCTACTTCGGCTGTTCGATCCTCGGTGGAGAGGTGTTCATCGACAACTACATCGTGCGGGTGCAGGCCGATCAGGTGTCGGCCAAGGCCCGCCAGTACTCGAAGTTCGCCAAGGCGATGTCCCGTACTTTCGACAAGTACTTTTTCGACGGCACGGGCACGGCCAAGGACTTCAAGGGCATCAACGCCCTGATCGACGACGGCCTCGGGCAGAAGCGGGCAGCCGGCACCAACGGTGCGGCGCTGACCCTCGACATGCTCGACGAGACGTTCGACGACCTGCGTTCGCAGTCGTCGCCGGACGTGCTGCTGATGAACCGGACGCTGCGCCGGGACATCAACAAGCTGGCCCGTTCGACGTACTCGGGCGTCAGCCTGATCGACGTCGGCACCGACGTGTTCGGTCGTCAGGTCACCACCTACAACGGCACCCCGATCCGCATCGTCGGAGACGACAAGGATGGCAACGCCATCCTCGGCTTCGACGAGACGCAGGGGTCGTCGTCCACGACGGCTTCGATCTACGCCATCGCCTTCGGCACCGACGAGAACGTCTACGGCATTCTCGGCCTCGGCGGTTCGTTCGATGTCAAGGACTTCGGCGAGACCGAGGCGGCCCCCGGCCACCTCGGCCGTGTCGAGGTGTACCCCGGCATCGTCGTCGCCAACTCCTTCTCGACCGTGCGTCTGCACGGCGTGACCAGCTAGGGAGGCTGACATGGCACAGGCCACTCGTACCGTTGGCCCGGGCACTCTCGTCCGGGACGCCAACGCTCCGACCTTGCAGGCGACCGGCAACGTGTCTTCGGACACGACCGGCTCGTGGGTGCAGGTCGACCGTCCGTGCGACGTTCAGGTCGTCATGGACCTCGGCACGATCGCAGCCGGCGTGACCGGCTTCGACGTTGAGGTGCAGGGCGCCGACGACAGCTCGGGCACCAACACCGTCTCGTACGGCCGCTTCGACACCGTCGGAGCGTCGGACGACGACACCACCCGGGTCCTCCACGCCAGCGTGTACAAGCCGTACATGCGGGTCGACATGGACCACACCGGCTCCGGCAACGTGGGCGTCACCATCACGGTGCGCCAGCCCCACGACCGGAAGACGGACTCCACCACCGCCTAGCGGGACACCGCTGGGCCTGCCAGCGGCATCCGGGGCTTCGGGCCCCGGGTGCCGCCGGCCCTCGGTGGGAAGGGACAAATGTCGCACGACAGCACGAACTCGAAGACGTGGAACGTCGAGGCTGTCGTTGAGAAGTGGGACCGGTCCGGCGACCGTGAGGCGGGCCTTCCGCCGGACGACGTCGTGTCTGCCCGGGACAACCTGCTCCTCAACGAGGGCATCAACCTGCTGCTGGACCTGTTGATCGGGGCCGGCGGGTCGGCGTACACGAACGGCAACGCCTACATCGGTGTCGGCGATTCGTCGACGGCGGCTGCTGCCGCCGACACCGGCCTTCTGGCCTCGTCGAACAAGGACTATCAGGCGATGGAGTCCGGGTATCCGTCTCGGTCCGGCCAGACCGTGACGTTCCGTGCGATATGGGGTTCCGCCGAAGGCAACTTCGTTTGGAACGAATGGACCATCGCCAACGGCAACTCGAACTCGTCGACGAACCTGAACCGCAAGGTCGCTGCCCTCGGGACGAAGGCGTCCGGCTCGGAGTGGACCCTGACGGTGACCATCACGGTGAGCTGACATGGCGAGCAACTACCCCAGCTCGCTCGACACGGCGACGCAGCAGCCGTCGCCGTCGGCCACCGACGAGATGGACGACGCCGGCCTCGAGCACGATCTTGTCCACTCGAATGCGTCGGAGGCCCTCCTCGCCCTTGAGGCGAAGCTAGGCGTCGGCGCTACGACCGCTGCGGCTGCGTCGACGGACGAGATCCTCGTCAAGCAGTCCGATGGCGACACCGAGTGGGTGACGAATCCGGCGAAGACGTCTGCTGCGACGGCGTCGGCCGATGGCTACATGACGTCGGCGTACGCCTCGAAGCTGGACGGCATCGAGGCGTCAGCAACTGCCGATCAGACGGCGGCCGACATTCGGGGCCTCGGCTTCTTCGATACCTCGAATGACGGGGCCAGCTCCGGGTTGGATGCGGACCTGTTGGACGGTCAGCACGGGTCGTACTACGCCCCGGCTACCCCGGCAATCAGCTCTCAGACGGCCTCGTACACCCTCGTTATCGGCGACGCTGGTGATGTCGTCGAGGTATCGAACGGGTCAGCGAACACGGTGACGGTCCCGCCGAACTCGTCGGTGGCGTTCCCGGTAGGGACTCAGATCGTCGTGGTTCAACAGGGTGCTGGCGCAACAACGATCGCTGCTGGTGCCGGGGTGACGCTCCGGTCGAAGGATTCGAACCTGTCGATTGACGGCCAGTACGCATCGGTGGCTCTCGTGAAGAGGGCGACCGATGAGTGGTACGTCATCGGCGCTCTGGCCTGATGATCAGCCCGGCGCTGCTGGGCGCTATCGCCAGCTCTGCGGGCGGGTTCGCCTATTCAACGACGGGTTCCCCTTCAACGGGAACTGACGGCAGTTACACATGGTTGAAGTGGACTGGTTCAGGGTCGTTGACGATTGCGGCGTTGCCTGATGGCGGGTTGAACGCTGATGTGTTGATTGTCGCTGGTGGCGCTAGTGGTGGCCGACATCAGGGTGGCGGCGGTGGCGCTGGCGGTATGCAGACCGTTACGGGCGTGGCGTTGTCAGAAACGGCGTACACGATCACTGTTGGTGGCGGTGGTGCGGGCGGCAACTTTCCCGGTGTAGATGGGTCTGATTCGTCTGCGTTGGGGACGACTTCTACAGGCGGCGGTGGCGGCGGGGCGGCGCATGGCGCTGGGTCTGCTGGCGGTTCTGGCGGCGGCGGTTCTGGATACAACCAGTCGGGTGGTGCTGGCACCAGCGGTCAGGGCAACGCTGGTGGTGATTCGTTGTCGATCAGCGGCGTGAACGCTGGTGCTGGTGGCGGCGGTAAGGCTGTTGCCGGTTTAGACCCCACGGGGACAGCCGTACCTTGCAATGGCGGTCACGGCGGCAGCGGTTCGGACAACTGGTTCGCTGGATCGTGGGCCAAGTATGCGGGCGGTGGAGGTGGTGGAGCCGATAACGATTCGGGTGGCACTTCCACTGGCGGCACGGGCGGTACTGGTGGAGGTGGCGCTGGTGCCGACGGCGACTCGGATACGCAGTCAACTCTTTATGCGGTGGCTGGCACCGCTAACACTGGTGGCGGCGGCGGTGGTGGCGGTCATTCCTACAATATTGGGGCGTCGGGCGGGTCAGGGGTCGTCGTGGTCCGCTGGCTCACCCCGTAGGAGACTGACATGGCGCACTACGCAGAAGTCATCGACGGCCTCGTTCAGAGAGTTGTCGTCGTGTCCAACGACGTAACCGTCACCGATGGTGTGGAGTCCGAACAGGCAGGCATCGACCTGCTGGACGAGATCATGCCGACCGATGGGGCGTGGGTGCAGACCTCCTACAACGGGTCGATTCGTCACAACTATGCCGGTATTGGTGATACATGGGACTCCGATGCTGGAGCGTTCTACAGTCCGCAGCCCTACGGGTCATGGTCGTTGGATGACGACTATCGGTGGCAGCCTCCGATCCCGATGCCCGATGACGGCACCCTCTACAACTGGGACGAGGACACCACTACCTGGGTTGCCGCATGAACCGTGCAGCCCGCTACGTCCACGACGCCATCCAACCCGGCGTCTCCACCTACGCAGGCTGCGCCCTCACCGCCCTCGCCCTCAAAGTCACCGCCAACCAGCGCGCCGAAAGCTGGGCGTGACATGGACATCATCTCCCGCACCAACTGGGGCGCCAAGCGGCCCCGGTGGACGACCCGTCTCCGCAAGCCCGTAGACCACGTCTTCATCCACCACGGAGCCACCCTCCTCGCCGACCACACCCGCCCCGGCGAAACCCGAATCCTTCAGGCGTACCAGCGGTACCACTTCAGGAAAGGGTGGGCCGACATCGCGTACAACTTCGCGGTCGGCACCATGTCCGGGCACACCTACGAACTCCGCGGATGGAACAACCGGCCCGGAGCCACCAAAGGCTGGAACCACCGGTCCTACGCCATCTGCATCATCGGCGACACGACCCGCCAGGAACTCTCAGAGACCGCCATCGAAGCGATCCGGGAACTCATCGGGCAAGGCATCAAGGCCGGGCTCATCACCCCCAACTTCGAGTTGAAGGGCCACCGCGACGTAGCCAACAAGGACTGCCCCGGTGTCCGCGCCTACGACCGGCTCGAACGGATGCGGCCCACGAACGCCGAAGCGACCCCGCCGAAACTCGCAGCGCCGCCACTCAGGCGCACCCTGCGGGTACGACGGCCAAGGATGCGTGACCCGCTGGTCCGGTTCATCCAGGTCAAGTTGAGGCAGCCCGTCAACGGCGTGTACGACCAGCAGACGGCGTGGCATGTCGGCCTGTTCCAGTTGCAGAACGGGTTGACGGTGGACGGCGTGTACGGCCAGCGGACGCACAAGGTGATGTTCGGTGGGCGCTGAATTGGTTGGCGCTCTCGGCGTTGTCGGGGCGGCGTGTGTCACCGGGTTCTTCGGTGTAGCACTACGCCGCCTCAACCGCGACAACACCGACCAGCACGACCGGTCCATGAACAAACTCGACTACCTGACTGGCCGGGTCGAAGGCGTCTCCGACGACGTGACCGGCCTGACCGTGTGGACCCGCGTCCACGACGAGAAGCATCGTCTGATCGAGGAACGTGACCGTGGCGGGGCTTGATTATCGCCATGCCAGCATCGACTATCGGCACGCCGGAGCCGACTACAGCGGATCGCTCGACGCCTCAGTCGCCGCCGGGGTGGTCGCAGGTTCGGCATCGGTCCCGCCACCTGGAGTCAACGGCGATGCTGGTGTTGCTGCTGGCGTGGTCGGCGGCGTGGCTGGCGTACCTGTGGCATCGGTGGCTGCGGCGGCTGGGGCCAACGTGGCCGCTGTTGCTGGGGCCGGGGCTGTGGGGTCCGTCACCGTGGAGGCGGCGGCTGTCGCTGCTGTTTCAACGGTCGGTGGAAGCGGGGCTGTCCCCGCTGCGACCGCCTCGCAGACCGCTGAGGCCGCCCCTGACCCGGCGACCTGTACGGGGATGGTGAACACCCCGGACCTGGTGCGCCGTGTCGTCCTCACCACTGTCGACCAGGTTCCTCCGTTGGCTCCCGGCGAACACGGATACGACGAGCTGGACAAGGAGAACCGTCTCGCCCGCTTCTACCCGACGCGGGCTCGAGGCGTGAACGTGTGGATCGCCTCCGGCGCTGTCACCACGACGCAGCCGACCGACGAATCAACGATCACCAGGTGGCTGCACGGCGGCCACGAAGGCCCCGACGATCTCACCGAAACAGAAGCCGACCTGCTTTCAGCGGCCGGTTACACGATCCATGTGGAGGCCGCCTGATGGTCAAGAAGCGAGAAGACTGCACGCCGGAGGAACTCGCTGAACGAGACGCGTTCGCCGAGAAGGTTCGTTCGATCTCGTTCGCCGCGTCGGCGATGCCGTCCCGGTCGAACGCTGCCGCCGAGAAGAAGGCGTGGAAGAACATGGACGCCGACTTGGGCGCCTACAAGCGGCTCCGAGCCGACGGGGAGCAGCCGCCGGACATCACCGGGTCCGCCGAGCTCGAAGCGAAGGCCGAATCCACCCATGAGGTGACCGCTGGCCGCATCGTCCGCAACAAGAAGTCCCGCGACGAGGCCGGCAAGATCCTCGCAGAAGCGAAGGCTGATTCATGACGGCGCAAACCTGGATCGACCGGACACGGGATCTGCTGCTGTCCGGCACGGTCGAGCCGATCAACCGGTTGAACGGGGCGATCACCCAGACCGCCTCGACGTTGACCATCGAGTTCGACGCCGGACCCATCGTCGCCGGTTCCCTCATTGAGATGGGCACCGAACTGGCGTATGTCACGTCGGTGTCCGGCACCAGTGTCGGCGTGATCCGCGGGTACGGAGGCTCCACGGCCCCGTCCGGTGGGCACACCTCAGGGACGATCATCCGTTCCAACCCGCAGTACCCGGCGCACATGATCCTCGACGCCCTCAACGACGACCTGAACGACCTGTCCGCTCAGGGCTTGTTCCAGGTGAAGACGAAGACGTTCTCGTTCTCGTCCGGCACCGACGGGTACGACCTCGCATCCGACGCTCTCGGCGTGCATCGGGTCACGTTCACCGATCCGTCGTCGGACAAGTCTGAACCGGAGGTGCGGCGCTTCCAGTTGCGCCGCAACCGGGACACGGCGACGTTCACGTCCGGGGTGGCTCTCGTCTTACAGGACTCCCCCACGTCCGGGCAGACGGTCCGTGTCGAATACACGGCCCCGTACACGACGCTGACGGACAGCACGACGGCCCTGTCGGCGACCGGCCTGCACACTGAGGGCTACGACCTGCCGCCGTTGGGGGCAGCGTTGGCGCTCATGTCGTTCAAGCCGATTGCCCGAGAGTCGGTGACGCACCAGTCGCCGATGCGGCGCGCCGACGAGGTGCCGTCCGGGGCGATCTCAGCGTCCATGCGTGACCTGCGGTTCCGCCGGCAGCAGCGCCTCGAGGCCGAAGCGGGCCGCCTCGCGAAGATGTACCCGACCCAGTGGGTGAGGTCCGGCAAGTAGATGTCCACCGGCCACCGCTTCGACGTGTCCATCAACGGGCGCGGATACCAGGTCGATTACGGCCAGTATCGGCGTCGGACACTGCCTGCCCTCAAGGAGCAGCGCGACACGTCGGACGATGTCGGTGAGAACACCCTGTCGAACGTCGGGCAGTGGGTCCGGTCGCAGACGGACTGGTCGCATGGTGCCGGCCAGCGGCACTACGACCTCGCTGGCTCGGATCGGGCCCGGTTCGATTCGTCGAAGAACATCGACGTGTTCTCCACGAAGGGTGAGGTGTCGATCTGCCCGGCTATCGAAACGAAGTCGACGGGTACGAACGACAACGTGTACTGCCGGGTCGTGAACGGTGCCGCGGCGACGTTCTATTTCTCTGACGGCAACTCGATGAAGTTCGGTGACCCGAACGTGGCGTCGTACAGCCCGTCGTCGTGCGACATGGGCTATGCGATCACCGACTGGACTTCGGACGGCACGGACATCTACTGCGCTGTCGGCACGGCCGCTGCCGGTCCGAGGAAGGTGGCGGTGTCGGCCACGTCCGGTGCGGCCACTATCGGGACGTTCCAGGCCGACGTGATCGAGTACGCCAACGGGCGGCTCCTCGCGGCCGACGGGGCACGCATCGTGGAGCTCAACTCGTCTGGGACGGTCTTGACGTTCGACCAGACGCTGTCGGGTACCTGTGTGGCGATCAAGGGTGGCCCGCAGGCGATCTACGCGGCGTACAACCAGAACGGCCAGGGCGTCCTGTACGCCATCACGGTGTCCGCAACTGACGGTTCGCTTGCCTATCCGGTGCCGGCCGCTGTCCTCCCGGTCGGCGAGACGTTCTCGGGGCCGTTCTGCCTCGACACGTTCGGTGACTTGCTGGTGGCGGGCACGTCGCAGGGCTGCCGGTTCGGGCTCATCAACAGCAACGACACGAAGTCGGTGGTGTTCGGTCCGGTCATCGACGACGGTGCCGCCGCTCACGGCACACGCATTGTCGGCCGGTTCGCCTATTGGGGCACCAAGGATGGTGACACCTGGAAGGCGGACCTGACCCGTTTCAGCGGGCCGCTGCAGCCCGCCTACTCGAGGTTCCTCGCCCACGATTCGGCGTCTTACGGGGTTGTGCAATCTTGCGACATTGTGGGTGACAAAATGGTGTTCACCGACAGTCTCGGCGAGGTGTACGGAGAGGACTACGGCGGTGACCTATCTACGTCTGCGGAACTCACGGTCGGGATCGTGACGTTCGGAACGGTCGCGGCGAAGATCCTGCGGGCGGCGACGGCCCGGTGGGCGAAGGAGCAGTCGGCGGCCACGTCCGGCGACACCGACTACCGGCAGGCCAGCACCGGATACCAGGCTTCGATCAACTACCGCGGCGACGCTGCAGACGCCCCCGGTTCGGTCACGGTGACGGTCACTGACGACGCGAACGTCGCTACCGGCATGACGATCCTCGCTTCGTCCGGTGAGGTCGCCTACTCGCCGTCATCGAACGACACGTCGTCGGAGACGTTCGAGGTGAAGCTCGGGCTGGTTCGGGACGCTTCGACGACCTCGTCGGGCCCGAAGATTGAACGCTGGTCGCTGCTGGCACGGCCGCAGCCGTCCCGCATCGAGGAAGTCATCGTGCCGCTGGTGATGCAGGGACGTGTCGCCACGTCGCATGGTGCCGGCGCTCCCGCCGGATACGAGACGAAGACGGAGTACGACCTGCTCCGCAGTCTGGTGACCGGATCGACGAGCGTCACCTATTTGGAGGGGACCAGGTCTGAGACCGTCACGGTCGAGGACATCGAGATGCAGCCGATCCGCTACTCGGATGACGGCCGCTGGTTCGAGGGGACACTCCTATGTCGTCTGTTGACGATTCCGGCCTGAGCAACGTCGTAAGCCTGGAGAAGTACCGGGTCAGGCACGACCATCGTGCGCGGCGATCCCGGTGGGTTGACGACCTGCCGGACGACATCGTCGCTGAGATCATGGCGTCCACTGCGGGTTCAACGATCACCACTCGCTGGTTGCGTGAAGTTCACGGCTACCAGGACGCCACTGTGAACCGGGTGGCTGCTCTTATCCGCGACCGTATGGATGCCGGTGAGCGACCTCGATGATTTCGCCGACAAGGCGTTGCTGTTGGATCGGCTCACCCGTGTGGAGAAGCAGGCCGCGAAGGCGAAGGCCGAGTTGCGGCTGTCTCGCAAGCAGACCGACCAGGTTGTTGGGGAGCGTGATCTTCTCGCAGCCAGGGTGGCTGCCTACGAGGTCGCGGCTGGTGCGACGCCTCCACGTTGGCTGACTCCGAAGAAGCCGAAGAAGTCGGCGGCGACCGTCGTCGCGATGATGTCCGACCTTCATCTGGACGAGGTCGTGAACCCGGACGAGATCGGCGCGGTGAACGCTTACGACCGCCGTATCGCCGAGATGCGCCTGCGACGCTTCTGCGACGCCACCATCGACCTTGCTGCTAACTACATCGCCGGGGTGGACATCGACGGCCTGTGCCTGTTGTGGGGCGGCGACATGGTGTCCGGTGACATCCACTCAGAGTTGGCCCAATCCAACGAGGGCGTGTCCGGTATCGACACCTGTGTGCATTGGTCGCCGATCCTCGCGTCGTGCGTGGCGACCCTCGCTGACCATTTCGGCAAGGTGCATGTGTCGTGCGTGGTCGGCAACCACGGCCGCCAGTCGCACAAGCCCCGCATGAAGGGCCGCGTGAAGGACAACCTCGATTTCCTGCTGGCGACGATGACCGCCAACCAGCTCGCCGCCGACGACCGGATCACCTGGGACATCCCCGAGAGCGCCGACTGCCTCGTCGAGGTGTACGACACGAAGATCCTGCTCACCCACGGCGACCAGATCCGTGGCGGTGCCGGCGGCGTCGGCGGCCTGATGGCCCCGGTCCTACGGATGATCGCGAAGAAGAAGGTCAATCAGCCGTTCGACGTGATGGCGTTCGGCCACTTCCACCAACAGATCCTCGCCCCCGATCAGGGCGTGTTCGCGTGCGGGTCGTCCAAAGGCGTGGACGAGTTCTCCAGGATTTTCAACTTCCCGGACTGCGACCCGTTGCAGGCGTTCGCTGTCGTGACCCCGACCCGCGGGTTCACGTTCACCGCCCCGATCTTCGTCGGGGACCGAAAGAAAGAAGGATGGTAGATGGACTTCACCCGCGACATGGGAGAGAGGCTGCTGGCGACGGCAGCGCAGGCCTTTTTGGGCGTGTTCACGTTGACGGACCTCGGGTCGGCCGAGGCCGGCATGGTCGCCGCTGGTGCTGCGGTGCTGGCGATGGTCAAGGCGTGGGTCGCGTCGTTCCTCGGCACCAAGGGCACGGCAAGCCTCGCCGACTAGACGCCGATTCGTCTACGGGTGTACCCGCTGCGAAGTCGAATGGGTTGACACCCCGCTGAAAGCCCGCTGTTGGTTCTGCAGTAGTACCACATATGTGAGATACGGGAGATTACGTCGGCACCTCCCCTATTTACATCTTGCACAACCCTCACTAAAACGGGTTCTGCAAGCCACCGGGAGTAGGAGTCTGCGCTATGAACGCCCTCGCTCGAGCCATCGTCGATAAGCGACGGCTCGACAACATCACACAAGTCGAGCTGTGCGAACGGTTCGGCTGGCATGAGACCAAGTTGTCTCGCATCGAGAACGGCCACGCGAAGCCGTACAAGGATCTAGCCCTCATCGCGAAGTGGCTCGGCATCACAGTCGAGGACGCGTACGCACTACTGGAAGAACCGGTCGACGTGGGCGGCAACACCCCTGCCGTGTCGGACCTGGCTGCTGAGATGGCCGGGTATCGGGAAGAAGTCGCCGACATGCGGGCCATGCTGGGCGAACTCATGTCAATGCAGCAGACCTCGGTGTCTGGCGTGATCGCCAACATGCTGGTGGAGCGCCGCGTCCAACAGAGCATGACGATGCATGAGGTCGCCTTACTGCTGAACGTGTCCACGTCAACGCTGCTGCGACTCGAGTCCGGCATTGCCGCGTACCAAGTGTACGCCACACAGATCGCCGACTTCCTTGACGTGCCTGTGGATGACTTGAAGCAGGCCGTCAAACTGGGAGACGACGGGTACAGAGC